GAATATTGTGTTGTTAATAGTCATTTCATAGATATCATTATCTTCATCTATTTTAATTGAAAGGTTATTTATATTAGTTGACATAGTTATTATTATTTATTTGTTACATAAGTATTATCCAAGTAGTCTCGTATTTAGTATGTAAAAGGGTATAAGTTGTTTATATGTGGAATATGTCAGTATGTCATACCACAATGTGTCAATGTGTCACACAACAATAATATTTGTCATATGTCATAATGTCATGACAATCAGTCATATAACAGGGTGACAGAGTGTCATACCGAAAATGCTATACATATATTCCACACAGTTACGAGTGGAAGACAGTATACTACATAGAGATTATAGTAGATGGGTCTGTAAGGTGGACTAGTATTTGTATTAATGCAGGAACTATTATAAGAGTTACGATTACTAATCCGATTAGTGTAGTGTTGTCAGTTGTTTTAATGAAGTTTAACATAGTGTAGTTTTTATTGGTTACATAAGTATTATCCAAGTGTTGTCGTATCTACTATGTAATAAGTATCATGTATATAAGTAGATAATATGTGTAGTGTGTGGGCTGTGTGTAGTATTAACAGTGTGTAATATGTGGACATTGTCGATAGTGTGTAGGTGAAACGTGAAAAGTTCTAGGCGATTATGTGTAAAAAAGGGGGCGCTGGGGTAAATCAAAGTGTTTTGGTAAGTGGCTGGTAGTCAATGAGGTAGAGGTGAAGTACTTTTACTCCCTGTTTCTAACAAAAAATACTGACAATAGGTACTTATATTTATAATAGTAACTAGCTTATGTCAGTGTTTTATCATAAATAAAATAATATACCTTAAATCTTGTAAATAGCGTGTAACTAATAGTTTATAAAGTAAACTATATGAGAAATTTAATATATTTGTTGCCGTTTTTGTTATTTGCGTGTGGTAATTACCAATACGTACCTAATTCTGTGTATTTAGATATGCATACAACACCAAAAGACGTAACATCTATATTTAATAGCATCGATACAGATATAATACGCATTAAATTCAAGCCTTTTAGACCTAGCTACTATTTTAGTAACAATTATGGCTATTGGCAATCAAGACCTTTATGGTTTGATTTTAATTTTTACAATGGAAACTACTATTCTTACTATTCTAGCTTTTATAGACCTTGGAATTACTGGGATTATTACATGAGACCTTGGACACAAGGGCCTTTTAACAACCAAGGTTACAATGTAGTTTATAATTCTAGCAGAAGAAGTAGTATTAAAAATAATATAATCACTAGACCTAATAGATCTAGAGCGGTTCTAAATAAAAAACCAGTTGTAACTTATAATCCAGTTGTAAAACCTGTGATTAACTACAACAACTCAAAACCTAGCTACAACAACTCAAAGCCTGTTTATAATAACAAGCCTAGCTTCAATAGTAAACCTAGTTTTAACTCTAGACCTAATTATAATAGTAGTACTAGAACTAATACTTTGTCACTTAATAAAAAAGGTGGTAAGAATTAAATAAAAGATCATGCCACAAAAGCTATCACCAACCGCAAAAGCTGCTAAAAGGCGTAGAGACCTTAGAACTGCTAACTCAACGAGACGTAAGAAAATGCGCGCAGAAAATCAAAGGAAGCGTCGAGCAGCTAAAAAACGCGGATTAAATATAAAAGGAAAAGATTACGACCACACTAAGAAAAAGTTTGTTTCAGTGAAAGCTAACAGAGGAGGACACGGAAAAGGAACTAAAAAGAATAATACTAAAAAGTGCGGTTGCAAACATTAAATATAACAAACATGAAAGACGACGACTATAGTAGTGCTTCAGTAGAGACTGCAGTAAATCATCCAAATAACTATCCAAAACCTGTACAATGGGAAGATTACTAACTACATTTAAAGACAAAACGTTTGAGCCTAGTATGAAATCATACTATCAGCTACTTACAGATGATATAGTTACAGCTCCTCAAATATATGATTCTTTATTATATGTTAAAGGTAGTAATGCTGGTAGTTTAGCTAAAAATCAAGAAAACGACGATGATGTATCTACTGTAGAAGAATATGATACATATATGCCAGTAAGGTTTCATAATATAAAAACTAAAACTGACGGAGCAACACCCGCTTCACCAACACATACTTTTTTTAGTGTTTACAATAGAGCTGAATTAAATTCGCCAGCTGACAATAACATGTTTGAAATGTGGAGCGACTATAATACAAGTATAATTAACAATGATGGTTATACAACTGTTGTGTTAGGTGGTGGGTATAATGAAGCTAGAGACAATGGCACAGCTGATAGTATAACCATACCTAGTGTATATGGTAGTTATAGTAAAGCAACTGTTCAACCAACAGGTGACAATAGAACCGTAACATACGCTATTGGTGGTATAGATACGCTTACAATAAACAAAGATAACGTAACTGTAGTTAACTCTTACGGTACATATAGCGAAGTACAAGCAACAAACGGTACTTTTACAAACATATTTGTACACGCTTTAGATTTAGACTTTGGAGCTAATGCAACTATTGCTAACGCATATTTTATAAGAGCACATGATACAACGTTGCCAACAGTTTCAGGTGAAAAATATTTTATAAAGTCAAACGTACCTTGGGAAACATTATTATCTGGCGCGTTAACAAATACAGGCGCTGTAACATTTAATAGTACTTTAGCTGTAACAGGTAACGCTACGTTTAATGCAAATGTTGATTTACAAGATAATGACTATTTATATTTAGGTACAGGTGAAGATTTATCTTTAGTACATAATGGAACAAATTCAGTTATAGAAAACGATTTTGGTCATTTAAATATAACCAACAACGCTGTAGATAAATCTATTATGTTTAGCGCAAATGAAGAAAGTGGTGCTGAAGCCTATTTAGGTTTATTAGCAAGTTTTCCTGGTGTGTTTATATATAAAGATTTATTGATGGCAACTGATGGTTTGAAATTAAGGATGGGAGCATCACAGGATTTAGAAATATACCACCAAGGTACTAATGACAGAAGTTATATTTATAATAAAACAGGAGATTTATTTGTAGAAAATGATGCTACCGATGGAGATATTAAATTTTTCTCTGACAACGGTTCTGGGGGAACAACAGCTTATATTACATTAGACGGCGGTGATGTATCTACAATAGTTTCAACAATAAAAGTATTAATGCCTAACTTACCAACATCAGATCCAAGTGTTGCTGGTCAGTTATGGAATAGCAGTGGAGATCTTAAAATTTCTGCAGGATAAAAATAAAAAATTAAAATAAACAAATAAACAAAATGGCAAGAATAAGTACATATAGTATAGATAGTACAGTTACAGACAGTGACTTTCTTATAGGTGCAGATGGAGACAACTCCAATGTAACTAAAAGATTTCAGATGTCTGTGCTTAAAACGTACTTCTCAACAAACGAGGCTGCTGGTACAACTTTTACCGGCGCAATAGTTCCAAACGCTGATGATAGCCTTGATATAGGTACTTCTTCGGTTCAATGGCAAGACATATATATAGATGGTATTGCTTACGTAGACCAATTAGGAACAGATAGTGATCCTTCTACAGTATACATAGGTGGTGGTGAAATTGATAGCACGGTTATAGGTGGTGAAACACCAGCTGCAGCTACTTTTACAGATTTAAGTATAACAGGTGATTTAAACATGGACGGCTCTTCTGGAGTTGCTGGTTATTATTTACAGTCACAAGGAGATGGAGTAACACCTATATGGGATCAAATTACATTAAATGATTTAGGTGATATAGAAATATCTACAGACTCAATATACATAGGTAACGAACCTTCTGCAAATAACAGTGGTTCTTATAACATAGGTATAGGTACTGCTACTCTTGATGCTATTACAACTGGTGATAATTTAGTTGGTTTAGGTTATGAAGCTTTAACTCTTAATACTACAGGCGGAAACAGTACTGCTCTAGGTGCTTACGCTTTAAACGCTCTTGTCAGTTCTGACGATGCAACTGCTGTAGGTTATCAAGCTTTGTTCTCTAACACTGTAGCTGGTAATACAGCTGTAGGTTCTGGAGCTTCAAAAGCTAATATATTAGGTATACATAACGTTGCTGTAGGATTTAATACTTTATTTGTAGGTGATAACGGTAGTTATAATACTGCTATTGGTTCGCAAGCACTATATAGCGTTAACCCTTCTGGAACTAGCGCCACTTCTACTTATAACACCGCTGTAGGATCTCAAGCAGGTTACGCAGTTACTACAGGTGTTAAAAATACTTTAATAGGTTCTTTAGCAGGTGACGCAGTTACAACTGGTTCTTTTAACACTGTTTTAGGTTACGAGTCATTAAGCCAAGCAGTTTTACCTAGTTACAATACAGCTATAGGAGCTTCAGCATTAGCTCAAAACGTTAATGGATCAGAAAACATAGCTATTGGTTATAGAGCTTTAACTGCTATGAACCCTGCTAGTGCTGTAGATACATTTAACATTGCTATTGGTAATAACGCAGGTAAAACTGTTACTACTGGTATTAGTAATATATTTATAGGACAAAACGCAGGTTTAATTGCTCAAGCTACTAATTATAATATAGCTATAGGTACAGCCGCATTAAGTCACGATGTTTTAGGTAGCGGTTCAGTTGCTATTGGGTATCAAGCTTTAGAAGAGCAAGTTCCTGCTGGTTCTGGAACTATAGGAAATACAGCTGTAGGTTATCAAGCTGGTAAAGCAATGACAACAGGTGGTATAAACACATTTATAGGTGCTAGCGCAGGTAAAGCAAACACTACTGGTTCAGCTAACACCGCTATAGGTTCTAATTCATTAGGTATAAACATAACAGGTGGAGGAAACACAGCTGTTGGCGAAAAAGCTTTAGCTTTAGAAAACGCTGGTAGTTTAAGTACCGCTGTAGGTGTAGGTTCTTTATATGCCCAAGTTAATTCTGGCGCTACAGACGTATATAACACTGCTACAGGTCACCATTCAGGTTTTAATACAACTACTGGTAAACAAAACACATTTATAGGTGGTACTGCTGCTCACGGTAATACAATTGGTGATGACAACGTTGCTATAGGTATGGGCGCAATGTACGTAAGTGATGAAGCTAGTAACTGTGTTGCTATTGGTTATAGAGCTTTATACTCTCAAAACCCAGCTTCTGCTGTTGATATGTTTAACGTAGCAATAGGTCATTCCGCTGGTGGTATGACAACTGGTATTAAAAACACTATTATAGGTGGTATTGCTGGAACTACTACTACTGGTAGCAAAGTAGTTTGTATTGGTTATGATGCTCAACCAAGCGCAAACACAACAGATAACGAAATAGTTATTGGTACTGACGCTAATGGTCTAGGTGCTAATAGTACTATAATAGGTAATGATGCTACAATAAAAGCAGAAATAAAAGGTTTAAGAAGTAAAGTTACTGCAATAACAAGTAATACTACTCTTACAGCTAATAACTCAGGACAAACTCTTGTGTTTAATGACGCTGATGGCGCTGTAATTACTTTGCCAGATTCTGGCGCAGGTGATTTAACAGGTGTTTATTTTAACTTCTTTATAGCAGTTACAGTAACATCAAACTCACATAAAATTGCTTGTGCTGATACTACTAATGAAAAATTATTAGGATCTTTACACGCTATAGATGAAGATGGTGACGCGAGTGCCGCAATATGGAACGCACAAGCTAGTGATAACTTTAGCGCAATTACAACAACAGGTGTAACTAAAGGAAAAATTGGTACACATATAACAATAACAAATATGGCAGCAGACGTGTGGCACGTAAGAGGTGAATTAGTTGCTTCTGGAACACCCGCTACACCATTTGCAACATCTTAATATTACAATAAATAAAAACTTATGAAAGGAGTAAAACATTATACAAAAGACGGTAAAGAGTGGAAAGGCGCTACACATAAAATGGCTAATGGAAAACTGCATACTGGAAAAACTCATACTAAAACTAGCAAACCTCTAGTTCATAAAAAAGATCTTAAAAAGAAAAAGAAAAAGAAATAAACCCTGCTCGGGTAAGAGCAACAACCAATGTCTAACTTAAAACCAAAACCAATGACATTTTTTTATCAGACTCAAACGTGGAATAGTCAACCGCAAGTAACCGAGGAAACCGTTAATTTTTGGAAGCACGTAGCCGACAAAAAAAACTGGAGAATCACACAATTACCAAATGGTTTTTATCAAACCGAACACCAAGATTTCAAAACAAAAGAAACTTGGATTGATGTAACCCGTAGAGAAACAATTGACGGAGCAGAACAAGCTATTGATTCATCAGTAGATCACTATGCAAAGAAAATAGAGTTTATTAACGGGCCGAAAGTAATTAAAACTTTCAAGTAAATTAAATTAATTAAATTAAATCAAATTAAATGCAAAATCCAAACAACATTGTAAAGGGTTTAGACTTTGGCAAAAACGCTAAAGATAAGATCTTTGCAGGAATATCAAAATTAACACAAGCTGTTAGCTCCACATTAGGAGCTAGCGGTAAATGTGTTATCTTAGAAGATTTCATGGGTAGACCTATGATAACTAAAGATGGTGTAACAGTAGCAAACTCAGTTAATTTAACAGATGGTGTAGAAAACATAGGCGCAACGTTAATTAAAGAAGCTGCTAGAAAAACAGTATCAGAAGCAGGTGACGGTACAACAACCGCTACAGTATTAGCTCATGCAATTTTAGATGAAGCTAATAAAAAAGAAGCTACTGATAGTTTAAGAAAAATTAAAGAAGATATACAAAAATCTTGCAACGATACTATTAAATATTTAGAAAAAATAGCCGTACCTGTTGAAGGTGATATGATAGATCAAGTTGCTGCAATATCTTCTAACAATGATAAAGAGCTAGGATCTATTATAGGTGAAGCTTTTAGAAGAGTTGGTAAAAATGGCGTTGTTCTTATGGATAATGATAGCAAGTCAGAACAAACAACAGTAGATGTTGTATCTGGTTCACAAATAAATCAAGGCTATGCTAATCCTAACTTTGTAACAGACGTTGCTAAGCAGGACGTTACTTTAAACAACCCTCTTGTATTATTAGTTAGTTCGCCAATAACAACTATAAGAAAAATACAAATAGTCTTAGAGTACGCTATACAAAACAATAGATCATTGCTTATTATAGGTGAGTTAGAACAGCAGCCAATGAAAGCTGTTATAATGAATAAAATAAAAGGTAACATAAAAGTAAATGTAGTTGCTCCTCCAGGTTTTAATTTCTGGAAAAAAGATTTTTTAGATGACATAGCTGCTGTAACAGGTGCTACTCATATAAATGAAGAGTTTGGAGATGATATAGATTTAATATCACCTGATATGTTAGGTGAATGTGAAAAAGCTGTATCAGACAACAAGTCTACAGTATTAAAAATAAAAAATGTATCTGAAGAGGCTACAAAAAGAATTAAAACTATAGAAGATCAGCTAAAGTCTGATACTCCTAGTTTAAAAACTGAAAAGCTAGAAGAAAGATTAGGTATATTATCAGGTAATGTAGCTGTAATATCAGTAGGAGCTAATTCTGATGTAGAATTAAAAGAAAAAAAAGATAGAGTTGATGATTCTATTCATGCTACTAAAGCTGCAGTTAAAGAAGGTATTGTACCAGGTGGTGGTGTTGCATTGTTAAACGCTGCAAACAACTTAAAAAACAATAGCGATGGTACTGATATATTTATTAAAGCTATAAAACATCCTTATATAAAAATACTAGAAAACGCTAGTATTGATTACAATGATAGTGTGTATAGCAAAGGTAAAGGTATAAACGTAGTCACTGGAAAAACAGTTAACATGATTAAAGAAGGTATTATTGATCCTTTGCTTGTTACAAAAAGTGCATTAAAAAACGCAGTATCTGTAGCTACAACTATTATGTCAACTGATTGTGTAATTAGTAATATGAGGGAAGAACAATGAAAGCAATAGGTATATATTTAGTAATAATAGAGTTAAAAGAAAAAGCAACTAAAACAAAAGGCGGCTTGCTTCTTACGGATAAAATAAAAGAAGACATAAGATATAGAAAAGGTATAGTTAAATCTGTAGGTGACATGGTACAAGGTGTAACAACTGGAAACGAAATATATTATGACAAACATGCGGGTTTTAATGTAGAAATAGACGAAAACATATTTCTTGTTATAAAACAACAGGATGTAGTTATAGTTTTATGAGAGACTTAGAAGCTAAAGATCTTAGAAGCATAGGTTTGTTAAAGCATTATCGAATAATAAGACGATGGGCATGTAAAACAAACAATATAAAAGATGCTGATCTAGAACTTCTAATTTATTTTGATTGTTTAGAATTATTTACTAGACAAGATTATTTAAATGGAGTTTACACATACTCTTGGGATAAAAAAAGATGGGAACGACTACGTCGTGATGGCTGGATTATATCTTGGAGAAACAAAAACAATACAACACAGAAGTATACAATATACAAAACATCGTTTAAATGTAGTCAACTAATAAGTAGAATATATAGGATGTTACTTGGTTCTGAAGACTTACCTACTAGCACAAGACGTAATAAAATTATGTTAGGCAACTCTTATTCTAATAAAGTATTAAAAAAAGCAATTAAACTAATAAATAAAGATAAAAACAGGTAATTACTAAATAGTAAACTTACCACAAATTAAAAAAAAACAAAAATGGCATACGGAGATATTCACATAAGTAACGGAGGGCAGTTTCCGATAGACAAAAACCCTATGAGTACTGTAACACACGCTGTTCAAATAAGAAATAGCGGTAGTAGTGTAGACTTTAGAAGTGACAGTCTAGATTTAGATAAATTAGTAGGTACTAGAGCTTACAAAGGAGCTGGCGTTTACGTTGGTGTTCAAGGCAATGTATTAGTAGATCTTTCTAACAGTCCAGCTGTTATTACAGGTACTACTGTAACTGATACTTCTAACAAACTAGTTGATGCTGGTTTTAGCGGTGGTGATTACGATGTGTTAGTAGGTGATAGAGTAGAAAATTTAACAGACGGATCTTTTGCTTTTGTAAGCGCTATTGATAGTGATACAACTTTAAGCTTAGTGACTGTGCCAGGTGGTAGTTCTGCTAAAGATATATTTTCTGGTACTTCAGGCGCACCTTTAAACTATGCAATATTCAGACCTGTACTTTTTGAACAAATCGCAGCTGGTTCTTTTTTACCAATAAAAGTAAATAGAATTTATTCTACTCTTACTACTGCTGACGATATAATGGCTATATACTAATGGGTTTTTTTGGAAATAATTTTAGTGTTCAAACTTTTAATCAAGTTACAAACGCTGACACGATATTAGGCGGGTTTTTTTTAACCACAGACAATGCTCAAATTTTTGCTGACTCTACAATTTTTACAGCAGATCAAACAATAATGTAACAATATAAACAATGGCATTACAAACAATAAACATAGGATCTTCAGCAAATGACAGATCAGGAACTTCATTAAGAGCTGCGTTCGATATATGCAACGACAACTTTGCGGAGTTATATGACGAAGGTAGCGCTTTACCTTATCAAATAGAAGGTACAAATTTTACAGGATCTTTAATTATTGGTCATACTACAACTGGTACATTATCTAATGCTTTAGATAATACTGCTATTGGTATAAATGCGTTAAGCTCTATAACATCTGGAGATTACAATACTGTAATTGGAAAAGCTGCAGGTGGAGCTATAACAGATGCTGTTCAAAATACAATAATAGGTTCAACAGCTGGTGACGCGTTAGTTAGTGGTAGTAGAAACGTAGCTGTAGGTGCTTTTGCTTTAAGTTCAGAAGATGGTCATGGTCATAACGTAGCTATAGGAGCATCGGCTTTATCTGTTCAAAACGCAGGTGCAGATGCATACAATGTAGCCGTTGGTTCGCAAGCAGGTTTAAGCATTACAACAGGTATTAAAAATATAATTTTAGGTGGTTTAGCAGGTGACGCATTAACAACAGCTACTGAAAATACAATTGTAGGTTATGAAGCTTTATCTGACGCAACAACTTGTAATTATAATACAGTATTAGGTACGCAAGCAATGAAAGTGGGTGAAAATGCTAATAAAAATACTGCTATTGGTTTTCAATCTTTATTTAGTATAACTCAAAGTAGTGCGTTAGATACATATAATACAGCTATAGGTTATTCTGCTGGTGCTGCAATTACAACAGGTATATTCAATAACTTATTAGGCGCTCAAGCAGGTGATGCTTTAACTACAGGTACT